TGTGTCTTCTTGACTAAACCTCTTAATAATAAGTCTACCCTTACCCTCCAATAATTTTGCTTTTTCTTCAGCAATTTTAATTACTCTCTCATTTTCTTCTGGTTCATCAAGTTTAGTTAATGCCGAATCTGCCCAAATTGTATAATGTTTACGTTTAATCTGATCTTTGGTATCCTCAAATATTATTTGTGCAACATTTTTTTCAAGTTCAAAAGCAGTATTGGCTATAATTGTAAGTGCAGTTGTTTTACCAACACCAGACGGTGTAAGAATAACACCAATTTCACCTTTACCTAATCCATCACCAGTAAGACTATCGATAGCACCAATACCAGTTGGAATTGTTTGTCTGAATTCTTTCCTCAATGCTTTACGAATTCCATCAGTTACTGATTCACAATCATCATCTTCTTCACCAATGTGTGAGATTTTTTGAAACTTTTCCTCAATAGCAGCAATTGTATATTTACTTTTAATATCACCATTCTTAACTTTGTCCTGAATGTGTTCTGCAATTTTACGATATTCCTGTTGCTTAATAAAAGCAGTTGTTGACTTCTGAACCACATCACCATCATAAAGCATTTGCTTATTGATAATTCTCTGATTCCAGAGTTCAATGCGTTTAATTACAGCAAATAACGATTCTTCTTCAATAAGATTATTTGGTGTTTTATAATTATTAATTGCCTGATGAATACTTTGATTCTGAAGATTTGGAACTTTGTCAAATTCTTTATAGTATTCCAACATAATGATGAACAACCTTTTCAGATTAGGGTCATCGAAATATTCAATTGCTAAGTCAGGTATTATTTTTTCTGCAAATTCTGGTTCAACCAACAACTGCCAAATTAGGCGTTGTTGAAATTCGGGACCAAGGTATGCTGTTAATGTATTTTCTCTATTTTCTGTCATTTAGTTTCGTCTGAGTCTTCTCAGCATATCTGCCCTTTTAGCAGGGTGAAGTTCTCTAATTTGATTAATCGACAGACCTTTGTAATTAATTAAATCATAATCATCCCACATATTTTTAATATCATTCTTTTTAATTTTCGCTTCGATTATGTCCACAATGTCAACTACAACATATGTTAAATCAAGAGATTGTCTTGCAACTGGATTGAATCCATTAACAAAAAACTCACGTTCGACAATCGGATTTTCATTAATATAAAGTCCAATTTTACAGGGAACACCACGAATTGTTTTCCCGACTATCATAGAGTTGCTTTTCCTATGTTCAATTTGTTGTACAATTGCTTGTGGATTATAACGCATTTCATTTCTCCACTGTCTTGGGTAAGTATTAATCATTTTTTGATAATAACCATACAAATCATATTCATAACATTCTGATTCACTATCTGTAACATCAAGTCTTCCAACTTCTGCAATCACATTATAACTTCGTCTCGACAAAATTTTCTGTAATCTAATGATTGAAGATGGAAGAATATCTCTTACATCAATTGAATATCTTGTAAAAGGATTAAACTTATCGGCATCAAACATTTTTTCACATAATAAAACATCGCCTTGAGTAAGTACAAATCTAAACACGTTATTATATTCTTTGGCTTCCTTTTCATTCATTTCGGTAATTTTTAAATTATTGATAGTAGAGACAAATATAATGAGAATACATTAGATATAAAAGGATTTTTATAAACTCTTTCTATAATTTTTTTTATATTCCTTAAGTAACTGTTGTTCGTATGCAATAACAGTATAAAATGGTAGAACATATTCTCGAAATGTACTTCCATAGATAGTTAGAAACTCATCATCCATCATCATCTTATGAAGATTTGTACTTCCTCTATCTTCATCAGATAATGGTATTTCAAGTTGAGCAAGTTCTTCGATTGCTTCTTCATTAAGTATTGGTTTTCTGAGATTTGTAAGTTGAAAATTCGTCTTAAGTTTTTCTACTCCCTCTGGTGAGATTAGATTTCTTAATGCTTTTAATGGTTTCTTTTTATTTAAAACTCGTTCCTCATTAATCTGATCTGCACGTTTACAAATTTCTTTAACCGAAAACGTTTTAAATTTTAATTCTGGTATATGTTTTAATAATGTTGGTTCTTTAACACCACCAACACCAGCAATGTTATCAACAACATCTCCCCCAATAATTTTAACTACCAATGCATTAGTATAATGATGATTGAAATACATTATATAATTAGTTTTTGTAACTGGTTGATCAATATTAGGAAATATTATTGTTATATTCAAATCAAGTAGCTGGGCAAAATCTCGGTCATTTGAATATATAAAGATTTCTTCCTTATTATTATGGTCAAGACAATATTGAGCAATAAGGTCATCTGCTTCAATATCATCAACTTCAATTTGTCTTAACCACAGTTCTTCAGCATATGCTTGAATTCTTTTACGTTGTTTAAGTATTGATTGTTCTTTTGCCTTTTCTCTGCGAAGTTCAGCAGCAGTCATTTCAATTCTCTGATGCCATTTTTTTGAAACTCTATTGTTTTTATATGTAGAATCAATTCTATGACGCATGATACCCCCTCCCTCACCGTCAAAAATCAGCACGATCTTGTTGATCATGTGGTCTTTAATTAGCTTACGAACAGTAGTCATGAACTGATACAATCCACCTAAATGCCCAAAAGATTTGGTGTATACGTCCTTAGCACCATGAAAAGAACGTTTCAATAAATTATCACCATCAACTAATAATGTACGTGTTTTCATATTTATTTTAAAAAAAACTCATTAAGCCATTTGTTTTTCATTGAAATTAAATAAGCACCACTCGAATATTTTTTTAAATCTCCTCTTGTTTGATATTTTAAAGCCTCTTCTTTACATTTTTCTTTAGTCCAAAAATCACTCGGAATTAATAAAAATTTCATGTGCTTACATATCTCAATAAGCCATTTATTTGTACACACAGTAACATATATTGAATGAGAATATTTATTAAATTCACTTCTTGTTGTATATTTAAGTGCTTCAATTTGACATCTATTAAAATTATATTTAAAATTATGTACTAATGGTCTTGTCATATGTCCACATATATCATTTAACCATTTATTTCTTTTCGCAGCAAAATATGCACTTGCATTTCCATTATAGAAATCTGTTTTAGTTTTATATTTTAATGCTTCTTCTTTACAAAAATCTTGAGTTATTTTTATCTCGCAGCCACCAATTGCACCTGTCTTTGCCTTATTTAAAATATTCCATCCTTCATTTTGATATTTTTTCACATAATCCCTCTAATTTAACTACATCATATACATCAATATAATCAGTTAATTGTTTTCTAATTGGTGATAATCCAGTTTTTAAAATATGCTTCGTTATTACATCATTTTTATCAGAATTTCGTCTTTTTTGTCTAATATCAATATTATATGTTAATCCAACATAAAAATAACTGTCTGAAAATTCATATGAATATATACACTTTTTGTATTTATTACCAATTCTTATCATGTGTTCACATAATTCATCTATCAATTTTCTTTTTAAACAAATATCATATGCACCAGCACATTTCTTTCAAAATTCACTTCTTGTAGAATATTTTAATGCCCCTAATCTACACTTTTCTTTAGTCCAATAATTTCTTGGTTTTCTAATTTTCATTAGTCTTGGTCGTTTTCTTTTTCAGTACTTGGACTTCTATTAATTATTTCATTTTCAAATGACATATTACCTTCCAAATCCATTGCTTTTGATTTGAATTCAATATCATCAACAGTCAAACTATTGTCTTCAAATTTATTACGAAAATAAAGAATATTAGTCTTCTTATAAGCAGCTTCATGTTCTTTATCACCATAAATAAATCCTGTTGGTGTTGAAATAATCTTACCTTCCAATGAAATCCCACCCCACTCACCATCAATATGATTCTTGGCAATATTAACTTTATTCTCAAAGCCGAAGTTCAAATCACGACCTTTACTTGTTGCAGTTACTCTTCGTGTACCATGACTTATAATTCCACCAAAATGATAAATCATTCTTGCACCAAAGAAAAATGTTTCTCCGCCTTTATGTTTTACGACCCGGTTCATACCATCATACCAGATTTTCTGAACAGCAGCAATTGTTGCAGTGTATTCACTGTCAATTCTTCTGGTATTAGGAACTGCATTATTAAGTAGTGACATAAATGATTTTTCGTAGGACCCTGCGTTCCATTGATTATTGTCCGATGTGTCCTTTTCTAGTGCATTAATTGTTTTAATACAGTTAAGTGTACCAATTGAATCAATTGCGATAAAAATATCACGTGGTAATTGACCACTTTTCTGCATATCAAGAAAACTATATATAGCTTTTGCCAAGTCTTCGATACTAGCTTCCTTTCTATCCTTATCCTGTTTAATACCAAAATTATCAAGCAAGTATTTGTTATTTACAAGAAGATGTTCGTCATTCCAATCAAAACCCATGTTAGTTAATCTAATATTACCAACATCAATATTATTCTCAGTATCAATTATAATTGGTAGATCACCCATTTTCTGAGCATTAACAATTGCACGCATTAGTGCTGTTGATTTACCAGTATTGGTATATCCACGGAAAAGTGTTACATATCCTTTGGGTACACCGGGCATACCAGTTGCCTCACGCAATCCATCATCAATTGGAATCCATTGAAGGGTTTTGGAAGGAACAGTAATTGCACCTATTTTCTTTTTAAAATTATCCAATGAAAAGTTTTTCTTTGGGGTAGGTTTTCGTACCGCATTGCTAGGCACTTCATTCTTTTTTGCCATATTAATTAGTATAAATCATTCTTATTTTTTCAATATATTGTAAATGCTTCTCTTTTGTATCAAGAATTTTATCATCTTTGGTTGTGAACACTAAAGAT